ACGAACAGTTTTGTAATGCTTAGCACACCACTCCAGCAGGCGTTTGTAGCCAACTGGTTTGCGCTTGGTTCTCTTACCCTTGTAGTCCGCAGAGATAGACTTGCGGAAGTTCTTGGTATCGGAAAAGTAAAGGGTGATGTGATCGCTGTCGAATCTTTTTCTGAGATTCTTTAGTTCACCCTCAAAGATCTCCAGCACGATCTGAAAGTTGCTGGCAATGGTGATGAGGTCATCGCCCCAGTCCAACTCTATCTCTGCTGATTGACAGGCTCGATAGGCAAAGAAGTCAGCATCAACCCGAAGGTGGGTATCAGTGACATTCTGCCCACGAAGCTCCTTCTTTTGCTTCTGACGCGAGGGGAACTCTGAGGTTGTAGTATTCTCCCGCCTGGACGATCGACCATTCGAGTTGGAACTTGGCATCATTAACTAGGTGTGGTTGAACAGCGAGCTGTATTTCATCGTGGATCCATCCGAGCCATTGAAAGTCAATGTCCCATTTGTAGCCAAGTTGATGTACCATTTGTTGATAAGCAATAGCATTCCATCGCTTACAAACAATTGCGCCTGCTGATTGAAGTAGGTAGTTGAGGGCTGCGTGTTTCTTTCCTTGGAGACGGATGGGACGACCATCTAGTCCTTTGAGGACATCGGACTCTGCTCGTTTGTTGACGGCTTTGAGAAGTTGATCAAGTCCAGGAATGGCTTCAAGAAACTTCTTACGAATGTCTTTACCAAGCGCAGCAGCTTTCTTCTCATCGAGGGACTTATCCAGAGATACTCCGATCTTGCGATCAGATGCGCCGTAGATAAATGCATAGGTCAGTGTTTTGACATCCTTTCTGGAGCAACCAACCCGATCAGCATTCTGTTGATGAATGTCTCCATTAACAACAACATCTGCGAAGGCACCTCCGTCATAAAAAGCAAGGTAGTGGCCAAGCATACGCAGCTCAAGTCCAGAAGCATCAGCACCAACCTGACGCATACCTTTGCCAGGGCCAAACAGCTCGCGGCAACGAGGATCAGAGGAAGTTTGGCCAAGGTTAGGACGACTATGGGCATTCCGTCCTGTGTTCGTGGCCAGTTGGCAGGTATGGTGTATGCGACCATCCTTGGTAACCATCTTAAGCCACGCATTGGCTCCGTCACTGAGTTGACCCAGAGCTTTTTGAAGTTCCAAGATCCGTCCAAATGTATCGGCCTCCATTGTTCCGATGGATTGTAGAATGCCTTCATCGATCTTAGGTCGTCCAGTGTCGGTGAATACCTCAGGCTTCCACCCCCTCCAGGTCATGAAGGCCCAGCCGATGTGATCTCTGCTGGTTGGATTGAACTCCTTCAGCTTTGTAAATGGTGCGTCCTTGATGTACCCCCGTGTTGCGTTGGGACGCTTAGGAGTCATCTGTCCACCATCCACATAAGGAAAGGTGGCACGCATCTGATCGGCCAGCTGATCCATTTCTGTTCTGAGAACGGACTCAAGTTGCTGTGCCTTCTTTACATCAAAGGGCCATCCAGAGGTTTCCTGTTTAGCCATGATGGCTGCCACGTCATGTTCAAGTTGGATGGAATCTTCGAACTTGTTCAGCTTATCCGAGAACAATTGAAACAAAGTCATGCCAACGTGAACATCCTGCTCGCAGTAGTCCTCCATCTCCTTTGACCAATCTGACCAGTCCGTTGTCTTTGCGAACTGACCTTTGTAATCACCGAGACGGTAGCCCCACGCTTCCAAGGAATGTCTACCAAACAACTTGCTTGGCATTCCGATCGGCTTCTTGCGGAAGTCTCTGGAAAGGATGTCAGGAAAGAACATCCGACTCATGATCAAGGTATCGTAGATCCGCCCTTTGGGTTCAAAGAATGGATAGAGACTTTGGATCACGGGAATGTCGAACCCAACAATGTTGTGGCCAACAAGTTCATCCGCGCATTCTAGGATTGTGACCCCGGCAGTTACGGATTCTGAGGATCCACTGTCGTTGTATCGGAAGACCTGACCAGTGTCTAAATCTTTGGCAACGATACAGTGAATCTGATCTAATCCTTGTCTTGGCAGTCCGTTTGTCTCAATGTCAAACAGAAGCCTCATGACCACTGTCCCGGCTGTTCGGCATCAAGGGCTGCTTGGGTATGAGCGTCTGGTTTTCCGCACTCGTTACAGAAGTAGCCTTGCGGATATTCCTCAGAGTAGAAAAAGGAATCAGAGCCGCAGGAACAAAGATCATTAGAAGTCAGAGTAGTCATCGGGAACATTGGATTTGGACTTGGTCAGTTCAACAACATCAGCCTCAATCATCCTACCAGTGTTGCCATCAAAACTGACGGCTCCAGCTGGACCAGTCTTGCCATTGAAACGATTCTTCAGCACACGGATGTTGGAAGTACTGTCGCCTGCTGATAGGTTACGTTCAAGGGCAATGACCATGTCAGAAAGTTGCACGATGCTGTGTGATCCACGAAGGTGACCGAGGCTAACTTGTGCCCCGTCTTCGTGGCCCTTGTCGTTCTGTGGTCGCTTGAGGTGGCTGATCAGAATCATGCCAATGCCAGTCTCCTCCACAAAGGAACGAAGTTTGGTCATTGTCAGGTCAATCAGCTTTCTTTCATCATGCGACTCATTGCCACTCATCAAGATGGAGAGGTGATCGAGGATGATCCACCCAACCTCTTTGGCGAGTGCCATGAATCGACAGTCGGAAAGAATTGCATCAGGGTCCACAGAACCAAAACCATCTCGCAGATAAACCCTACCGGTGCCAAGTGACGCTTCGAAGGCTGCTTTGAGATCGTCTGTTGGAAGTTCATTGTTGAGGTGAAGTGGACGGTTGGCCTTGACGGACATCAAGCGAAGAGCAGTCCGTTGAAGACTCTCCTCAAGGGCAATATAGCCCACACTCTGGCCCTGGTCAACCAACTTCTGGGCTACCTCTCCACAAAATGTGGATTTACCAACACCCGATCCGGCGGTAACGGTAACCAGCTCGCCTCTACGAAGTCCTCCGGTGATGGAGTTGAGAGCAGAGAAAGGCCAGTCAGCGTCTCGACCATGAAGGGGACGAGTGGCCAGATCGAAAAGTTCACGCCCATCAATGACGGTCTTTGGTGAGTAGGGCTTCTTGTTCCATAGCGCCTGCCTGATCGCGTCGTTGTCCTTAGCAATCAGCGCCTCGTTGGCATCCTTGTAGGGGCTGGTTCTGGCAATGAAGAGCCGATCGTGTGGAAAGAGACTCGCACAGTCTTGTGCTGCTTGGATTCCAGCGTCATCATTGTCAAACAGGAGAATGATCTCCTCAAACCCCAGAAGCCACTTCAGCTGGTGCTGGAGGGCACGCTTAGCGCCTTGGGCTCCATTTGGGACGGAGACGACGGGCCAGCTGTTGCGAACCTGAAACACACTGAGGCAGTCAAACTCACCCTCCGTGATAACGATGGACTTGCCTTGGCCCCATAGTTGTTGACCGAAGAGTGTGTGGTCTTCGTTCTTTCCTACCCACCGAAAATCCTTCTCAACATCACGAGCTTTATACGCGATGAGCTGTCCAGATTGTGAGTAGTAGGGAAACTGAATAACCTTCGAATCCCGATCAAGGCGAACGTTAAATTTGCGGCAGGTTTCTTCAAGGATGTTTCTTGTCCGAAGGGGAACAACGTCCCCGGTAAGTTCCATGATGCGACGATGCGGCTTGTGAACAGTGGTGATGTCGGAGTCAGAGCCAGCGTCCCAGTGACCGCAGGAGAAGCAATACGAATGGCCATCAGTATAGATACCATTTGCATCGCTACTCCCACAGACTGGACAGGGCTCATGCCTCACGAACTCTGATTCGGAGTCATGCTGTCGAACCATTCGAGGGGAATGTTATGGGAAGGTGCCCACAGAAAGCCATGCTTCTCCGCCCACATAGCATAGGTGGTCTTGCTGTCCTTCGTGAGTGTATTGTAAGGTGCTTGAAACACCAGACGTATGTCCCGATCAGGATGTTGCTTTTTTACGGCAAGCATCTTCCTTCGATCCTCAGGCTTGAAGTAGCCTTTGGCTTCCAGAATGACCCCATTCGGCAAAATAAAGTCTGGTGTGTATACAGCTGAAACGGTGTAACTAAGACGCAGTGTCTCATACTCAAACGGTTGCCCATTGAGTTCGAACCACCGGGCCAGCTTCTCTTCAAGTCGGCTCCGGTACTTTGGCATCAGAACGGAAGATCGTCGTCTTCGTAGTTAGCAGGGCCGGGACCTGGGTCTTCGGAGGGTTCAAAAGAAGGGCTATCAGCCTTGAATCCATCCGCTTTGCCAAAGAGAGCTGCCACTTCAGCTTCATCCAGCCCGCCGCTGTCAGAACCTCCAGAGCTAACCAGCTTGAGAATTTGAGCCCCTCGTACCTTGAGGGAACAGCCAACCTTGGTGGCATAAACATAAGGACGAAGATCAATGATCAGTTTGACAACCGTGCCTTTCCAGATCTGAGTATCAAGATCAATTGGCACGCCATCAGTATCCACCCACGGGAACATAGGGGCAGAAGCATCTCCACCATAGGAGTATTTGACAAGACCCTCGTCGTCCCACTTAGGAAGCTCTTCGGTGTGACGCTTGCCTGACATCTTGTTCTTGGCCACGGCAATGGCCTTGTCATAGGCTGCGTCAAACGTTCCTAGTTGGTCCTGGGGAATACGGAAGCTGATCGAGCAGTTGTTAAACTTACCCGAGGGCTTGAGGGCGTTGATGTAGCCTTCCAGGGTGGTGGTGATGATGAAACGTCCTTCGGACATAAGTAGGTAGCGGTGGTTTGTTAAAGGATGAGCGTGATCAGTCTTCATCTTCCGTTGAGGGAAGACCAGCAATCTCAAGCTGATCGATGATGCTCTCCAGATCCTCTTCGGCAAAGCCTTCGTTGACGATGTCGTAGCCAACCTCATAGGCAGCCAGACAGCCATCAACACTGAAGCCCTTCGATGCCGCAATCACAAAGGCAGCATCACCCAGCAGCTCTCCAAGGTATTCGAAGAAGGTCTGATCAGGGCAAGACTTGTTCTCTTCAAACTCATTGTACAGAAAAGAAACAACATGCGGATTGAACCCAGTCAGTTCAATAGCCAGATCAATGATCTCTTGAGCAGGTACGGACGCGGTCATGTTTAACAAAAGAAGTAAGCAGAGGATTGAACATCATTGATGTCCAAAGTGTTTTGCATCACGGATTCATCAAACTCTACCCCAAGAGATTCCGACCACTGTTTAAGGATCGGCTGGGAATAGATCTCAACGAACTTGTCCCGTATTGCAAAGGCCATCTGATCCATGTCGCAGGACCTACCAAGTACACAATCATGGATGACGGTGAATGGCTTGATCCATTCGGCAAAGACCAGATGAAGTAGAGCAGCATCCAGACTATGAATCAGGTTTGGGCTGGCAGCAGTCTTAGATCGATTAAGATCGACCTGTCTGTCCTCCCATTCCTTATTGAGCCAGGTCTGCATCCGTTGACCAAGGAGTTTGGTTTGAACAGGTTTGAGTTCAATCTTTCGGTATTCCTGAATGACATGAAATCCAGAAGGGGTAGTCCACTCAATGGTGGCGTTGCCCTCCTTGATCTTCTGTCCAGCAACCCGTTGGATGAATGTCATGGACGCACACGGACCAGCAAAGACCTGCCTCACTGCGTACCGATAGACGGCCTTGACGATTGCCTGTAGTTCTCCCTTCTCCAGCTCCACCCCCTTAAGTTCCTGCCTGATGTAGTCCCGTGCGCTGCCCTCAGTGACCCCATAAGGTGTGGTCATGACGGTGCGTTTGGTCACCTTGCGGTTCATCAGGTGGTGGAGATGTTTTGGAAGTACATCCTTGGCCTTCTCAGCAACGATGGCATACCCATCAGACGGTTTATTTGTGGGAACCACATTGACCATCTGAGCAGCAGTCTTATCAAGCGCAAGAGCCGATAGATGTTGAAGGCCAGAGCAGGTGGCATCAACAGACACAGGAAGACCAGATGTTTTCTTTTCCTTTGTGATGACGCATTGATGATACTCAATGGCAGCAGCCAAGAAGCACCAGGGCTCCTCAAACTTTGACCACTCAGGAATTGTTCCCTTTGGATCTTCAGCAATTCTGCTGATCAACTCATGGT